TTATGGTAATTGTTGTAGACGATGGTACAGTAGTCACCATAAATTTTTTATTATCAAAATCAGATGAACCAAAGTTAGAACCTGTAATTGTAGAAAAATTATCTAGTAATACAATGTCAGATGCATTGATGCCATGATCACCACTGAAAGTTATTGTAACAGTTGATGATCCGTTAGTCGTAGTAAATGCATTTGTAAGAGTTGTTGTAGATTTAATTGGGTGTATGTCATAAAACACACCACCTGAGTATGCATATAAAATTCTGTTAGTGCCTATGATTGCGTATTTTCTTCCTAAAGTATTTACAAAATGATGAAGACCACGTCCTGCACCAGTTAAATTGCTTTCACCTAATTGTTTCCAACCACCTATTTTTTCAGGTGTGCCATATCTAAAACGAACATTATCACAATCAATCCATTGACCTTCTGCTCCTGTTGGCGTTATCTGTTTATTGATACCGGGTTGAAACCCTATTTTTTGTAGCATATAACCTCATTTTATTACATGTTCCCTATTGGCGGAACACCTAACATTGGCCTTTTGTCGAACCTATTCTTTTCAGCAAAAGGACCATTTACATGGTTATAATGAAGGAATACTTGACCACAAACATTACCTTCAAACGGTTCTCTCCAATGCTCTAATTCACATCCACTATATACTAGCATATCTCCTACATCAAGCAAGACTTTGGTGCCTTTGGGTGCATTGGGTTTATGTATGTTTTTATACTCATCTATGACGCTGTCAGCCCCCGTTCCGTCGATAAATATAGGCCAAGGATCTCCGCCTAAATTTAATGTAGTAGATATCTCGCATGAGGGTCTATCTTTGTGTCTTTTTAATTCATCACCTTTTTTATATATTCTAGCGTACGAGTATGTAGGCACTAAATTAAGTCCCGTTTCTTTTGCCATCACAGGCAACATTTTTACTAATAATGTTTCCATGGCAAAATCTGCGTAATGTGAATATGTGTTGGGTATTTGTTGATCTGTCCAAGTTCCTAACATACCATTATCATAGGTAATATTGTTTTGATACATCCATTGAACAGCATCTCTTTTTAGTAAAAAATAATTAAATACGAAGTTTGCTAATTCGTATGATACTGCATTTTTAATTACTTGATATTTATTGAAAGCCATGTTGTATAAAATTAAAACTTACCGATATTCTTATATCGTTTGATTTATTTGGTTCAACACTATGCCAAAGATAAAATGGAAATATAATTATTCTACCTTCAACGGGTTCTAGTTGAACCTCTCTCCATAAATGTTTTGGTGGTTGCCCTTCTTTTCTTACAGGCATATTTAATTGAACTCCCGGTCTTGGATCATTACAAGATAGTTTACCAGAATCTTTTGAAGCCTTTATATAATATACTCCGCTAAATAAACTATTAGGATGTATGTGTGAAGCGTTATATCCCCCTGGTGGATTTATGTTAGCCCACATGTTTCCTAATAAAGGTTCTCGATCTAACCATTCTTCTTTCCATATATCATTCATCATTACAAACAACTCATTTACTAAAGGTTGAAATACAGGCATCTTATGCATTTCGGTTGTAGAGTGCCAACCGTTACGATTTGTTTTCTTTACACCTGGATCTCGTTTAGACCATTCAACAATTTCATTTGCAAAAAGTTGATTGTCTAACTTTACATCCTTGCCGTATATAGTCGTTGGAAAAAATTGTTCTTTAATCATCTAAATGGTTTACCTCCAAACCAAACAACAAGAGATTGTCTAACTCCTCGTCTTACAGGATTAACTCTATGATTTAAAAAAGATGCAAATACAATTGCATGACCTTGTTTTAATTCTGCAAACTTACCTGGTGCCATTAGTTCTAAATCTCCGCCTTCAAACTCTGATGGATCATTTAATAATAATGTCATTGATATTTTTCTTACAGGTGGTTCGTGAGCCATGTTCACATCACAATCCATATGCCAATCATAGAACCCACCTTCTGGGTATTCTGTAAACTGTGCATTCTCTGTAACTTGTATGTCACCAAACCCAAAATGATTTTCATTTGCTTTTTGTATAAAGTTATTAAGATCACGGTACATGTGTTCCATTTCTTTAAATGGTATCCATGATATTGTAGTCACTCTTTTCTTTGTATCTGTACCACCTCCAGGTTTACCCATACCAACTTGTGCTGTTTGTGGTGGTTGTCTCCTTCCACATTCAATAATTTGTTTACATTGATCTGGTGTAAATAATGGTGTCGTTGTTTGTATTATCCAACTTTTCCATTTTGGTTCTGTAATATGTCTATTCTCGTACATTAACTTACTCCTCTATTTTTAATTGGGTCATAATCTACATCCATGTTTGCTGCAAGAGTTCTTCTATATCCTTCACCATTAAAAGGATAAACTGTGTGTCTCATATCATATGGAAAAATATAAAAATCTCTTTCTCTAATTTCTGGTTGATAATCTACATTTGCAAACTGACCAGATGCAGAACCTAAAATCTGCAATCTACCATTTTGTGGTTGATGTGGTGATGAATATTCTACTCCAAAACTTTTTGGTAATTTTAAAATCATAACACTAGATAATCCAGTAAAAAAAGTTCCTTGATGCACGTGCACTGGATTATATTCGTGTTCAAACATCTGATTAATCCAAACAGAATTAAAATGTAATTTATATTCTTTTACCTTATTCCATTCTAAATAATGTACAAATTTAGATTTAAACCATGCTAATACATTATTTGGCAATAAATTATGTCTAGTCATTTTATGATTGTCTTCACCATTATAAAATAAGCTATGTTCTTTTTCTATTTTACCTACTAATTGTTTATTAGCAGGTTTTAATTCAAGGTATTTTGTTTCATAAATGTGATTAATAATGTTAAATACATCTAAAGGCACTTGATACTTTAATACTGATTGACCTAAAAATATAAAATTAAAATTTGATGTGTCCATATTTTTGTCTAATCCTTTCTGGAATTTTATTAATATAAGGGTTATTTATTTTTTTAACAACTGATCTTATATTATGCATATTCTTTCCTACGATAGTATCGTCGTATTTTATACCATTAACTTCTACTTGTTGCAAGTTTTCAAATCTATGATTAAAATAAGGTTCTTCTAAAAACTGATATATTTTTCTAAACTCTTGTTCTGGTTGTACAACTAAATCATCATACTTTACATAATGACAAAGACCTGGATAATTATATGAATTTTTTATAGCTTCTAAATCTTTTGCAACAGCGCCTTTAGTATTCATAATTAAACTTAATTTTTCTTCATCATTTTTACAATTATATTTGTTTGGAAATGCACTAGGGTTTTTTGTATACCATTGCATATAACTAGCTAATACATCCATTAAATCTCTAAGTAATACAATACACTTAAAAGGTCTTTTAAAATATTTTTGCATCAAAGCAAAATTACCAGCAGTTGTAACAGGACCTCTATCTATAATTATTCTCTGTGGCCAGTCTTTATAATAAGTGTCATACACAATATCTAATATATTATCTAAAGATTTATGATTAGGATAGTTTTGAAATACGTCTGTTTCTTTTAACAAAAACAAATCTTTCATTATCTCTAACGTAATAGAGTTAGGAGTTGCAGCTATTTCAGAATTTTGATTCATAATACTTGCAAATAAAGTATTACCTGATCTTGGCATTGCAACTAAAAAGAATAGTTGTTTATTTTTCTTTGGCTCCGAGGTCACTGGTTAATTGTTCTTTCTTGTTGTAAATCATTTCACCTGATTTTTTAACTCTTTCTATTGTATTTAATTGACCTAACACATTAAACACTTCAGGTTGTGATGACCCTGATGTTAGTGTTTCTGCTTTATTTTTCATAATCTGATGATATGATTCTAATTGATGTCTATTAACATCTTGAGTATCAAATGTACCATCATCAAATTCTTTTTTTAATGTAGACCAAAGTTTAATTTCTCTCATACGATCTTTTGCAACTAATTGCATATTAGCTAAACTATATCTAGCCTCATCTAAATCTATTTGATATTTAGTTAATTTATACTCGTCTTTTTCAGTTTCTATTTTTTTCTCCAACCATTTAACTTTAGCCTCACTTCTTCTACAGTCAAACGATAGACTCATTAAGTTTTCTAAAAATACGTTTTGTTCTCTAACACACTGCCAGTACTTTGCAGCTTTTGTTGGATATTTCATATCTTGAAGAACAGACATTCTCATTTCTGTTTCTGTTCTAAATACTTGTTTCTTGGTCCATGTGTCACGAAGCTCGGCTGTCATAGCCTTAAACTCTTTCACATCTTCTGGATCTAATAAATTATTTAAGCTTGGTGCTTCTTTTTCTATTAACGCATGTATATTTCTTTTTTCTGTCATAATAATCCTTTCGTAAAATAGTATATACTTTATTAACTAGTTGTCAATGTTTTAGATGTTAATGTTTCTGTTTGACCTGTAAATTCTTCGGTAGCTGTTGTGCTTGCTCCAGGTGGTATTGTTCCACCAGTTTTTAATGCAAGTGTGCTTGTACCTCCACCCGCTACATATGAAGAGGCTGTTCCCATATTGGGTCTTGTGCTCCAGTTTGTACCATCCCAACCTTCAGTTGACGTAGTTACAGGAGACTGACCACCAAACACGATACCATCAGTAGATGTTCCTGCACCCCCTAATTGATGTCGTGCTGTTGATAAATCATTTACTTCAGACCAAGAAGAACCGTTCCATAATTCTGTATTTCCATAAACAGTATATG